GGTCAGAGTGCATATACTGAAACAGTAAGAACTGTTACCGTTGACGGAGGAGTACAACCATTCTCAGGAGCGGTATTATCTGAAGTGTGGGGAACATATACAACAGAATATATTACAAATGAAGGAATACCATCAACTGATATTGTTTTAGCTGAAGGTATTTGTTCTGATGACGTTGACGCAGCATACTTACCCGGAAATATCGGTGGATGGCCAACAAGTATTAATTCTTTCTTAGGACCATTTATGTCCGGTGGATTGGCAGGTTATCCGTTTGTTGGTAGTGTCGGATTTGGAGCGTTTTCAAGTCACGTAGCTACAACTCTTGACGGAACCTTGTTCGTTACAAGTATGCCACACATTGGTGTTACTGAAGATGGACGTTCAGGTAGAATGTTAAGAAGAGGTAAAGCAAATAGTTTAACTGATAATACCTGTGGTGCCGTTGCAGGGGCAATTGACCAAGTTGTAAATGTATTAACTAATGCTCCAAATATAGAAAATCCACCATTTGACAATGGTAATTATTCTTTTTGGAAATTAACTGATATTTTATGGCCGCACAAATATTCATTATCAAATTTTACAGGTACTAGTGAAGAAGTATATAATAAACAAATGATTTTAGCAACTGAAATAATTAGAGATTCTGCTTATGATTATATTATTGCAAATTTACCTGCAGCAACCGAAGCAAACACTGAGAATGACGTATATTTTTTAAGTGGTATTTTTATTAATTCTGATGTTAGTTCCGGTACAACACAATTTGAATCATATGTTGTTGTTGATAAAGTTATGAAATATGTGTTTGATGACCAGTGGTATGATATAACTGTTGATTATATGGCTGGATTACCTATTGACTAAATAAATTAAAAAATAAAAAAATGGCAACAAAATATATTGTTAATGATTTAACAGGACAAACCATAACGGGTGACCTAACAATCAATGGAAATTTAAATGTTACAGGAACAACAAGTGGTTTATCGACTTACAAAGCACTATTAACTCAATTAGGTTCCCAAACAGGTACCACCTTAGGTGGTTTTGGTGGTCTTAATGATGGTTTAATTATAGGTGAAACCTATACAATAACTGATTATGTTAGTGATGATGATTTTAGTAATATTGCCGATGTAACAAGTGGAGGAATTCTTAATATTGATTATGTTGGTACCGCAACAAATGGTTCTGGAGTCTTTAACGGTCTTACAGGAACAACAAGTGGTTTGGGTAGTGGGGCATCTTTTGATGTTTATATATGTGGAACGACATATAATTCAATTACCGTTGTAACAAGTGGAGTTGATTATGTTGTGGGAGACACAATAACAATATTAGGAACTGAACTTAGTGGTAGTACGCCTACAAATGATATAACAATTACAGTTACTGGTTTTAATCCTAATCAAACGGGTTGTGTTTTTATTGCAACAGGAGAAATACCAACAAATTGGAGTAACGGTTCTACTTTAGTATCTAGCGGTAATTTAGTGGTAAAAGTATTAGAAAACAATTTGGGATTTGACATTGAGTGGGATTATGGTATTTTTGACGAAGGAATTTATTTTGGAGTTAATTCAACCACAGGACCATTGTATAATACTTTTAATAGAAACACAACATTTGTTTTAGGTGGTGGAAATCCAAATCCGTATATCGGTCCTAACCTATTAGAAACTTTTATAGGTCCTATAAGTATATCCGAGAAAGATGACGCGATTATTGTTGCGGTGTTTGATACGGAGATACTTGAATCAGTTCCTGATAGTTTGTATTATTTTCCTATTGAGATTCAAATTCAACAAGATACCGACACAACACCAATTGTAATAAGTGGAACTGTAGAAACATCTTTTCCTATTACTCTTACTAGTATTGATTTGCGTTGTAATGGAAATTACATCCAATCACTTTACGGAGATGGTACAGTAAATGATATGTCAGAACTTATAACTTACTTAAACTCTGAATCAGATATGAGTTATTTAGGTGTATATTCTGATGACGGTGATGGAGTTCTTTTAGAAATGTCAACCAATTTAGTAAATCAATTCTGTTCTAGTGGAACATTAACGTTTGAGGTATTCAACGATTAAATTTATAAAATTTAAAAAAATGATAAAATATATTAAAAGAAAAAGTGATAATAAGTTTCTACAATCTTTAGAAAATGATGTTTGGGTTGATAACTCAAAGGAGGCTTATGAAATGACATATAGAGAATGTGAGAATACAAAAACCACATTACTTAACACATATACTTCTGAAGAAATAACTGAAGTTTTTAATATGTTTAAGAGTAAACCAATGTCAAGAGAAGAAAAAAAAGAACTACTTAATTTACTAAAAAAATAACCCTATGAGAATAAATATTTTAACAGAAAACGATAAGGTAGAACAAGTAAGAGAAGCTTGGATAAATAAAAATGTTATGAAAATACCTTGTTCATCAACAGGAGAAGAACCTGCAACTCATTGGTTTTGTACAATGGCAGGTTCTGAGGAAAAAATGAACTCTATTTACGCTAAGAAAAACTTATCTATAATGGAATTAGAAATTGGTCCAAAAGAATTTCTTAATAAATGGAATCTGAAAATTATAAGATAGTAAAAAATTTCATCAGTAATGATGAGGTCAAAATAATTGTAGATTGGGTAGATTCATTAAATCCTGAAGACGGTGACCCCAATTACCACTTAAGTGAAATCTCAAAAACACTAAAGGGAAAATCTTGTGTTATAGACATCTCAAATACCGAACTTACAAACTACATTACAAACTTTCAATCAGTTTCTAAAGTTTCAAATCAAGAGACACCCCCAATTATCAAAACTATTTTTAAAAGGATATCTGAAAAAAATAACCTACCCCTTGATAATATCTTTATTCAAGCGGTTGATATGAAAAAAGGTGGTAAAATACAACCCCACTATGATGCGTCGATTGATGGTTACATAAATTATAAGTGTAACATAAGTGTGTTATCAGAAGATTATAAAATTTTTATAGACGGTTCTTCACCTGTAATAGAACAAAAAGACCTATACTGTTTTGAGGCTTCGTTATACAAACATTGGACAGAAGAGTTTAACTCAAGAAGAGTTTTTTTAAGTTTTGGGTTTATAGTTCCATATCATGTTTTGGGTAGAACTCATGACGACCCAAGAGTTAGATTAAGTCAAAGAATTGAAAAATATTTTCAAAAACTTAGTTGATATAAAACAAAACAAAACCTATATTTATTTACGAAGGTAAATGCCGACCTTATTCGGTAGCTAATACACCAACTAAAATAATTTATAGTGATAAGTCAAGAAGAAATTAAGTCGTTTCTTGAAGGGAGCGACCCTGAAGAACATATTGTGGCCATAGAGTTTGATTATGTCACAGATTCTATATACAAAATTAAAGAAATACCTGGTCAAGGTAAAATAATCAAAAAAGATACTTTCACGGCATTTGCTTGGGTTGGTGACTTAAGAGGTTTGAATTTTTATTCATCTTCTAAGGACCAACAGAAAGCGGCAATGACCAAATATGGTATTGTTATAGATAAGTTAGAAACTGAAGGTAATGAAAGATTAGAACAAGGACTTAAGTTCATGGTCAAATCTTTAAAAGGATACCGAACATTAATACAATTTTTTAGGGACGGTGGGTTAGACCCATGGTCAGAACGAGCTAAAAATTTAATCTTAGTTCTTCCTCCTGTAGAACAATATCTAATCTCAAGGGAGAAGAGGTTATTCAAAGGGTACGAGGAATATAATGACATCACGAGACTCGGATTCGACTTAGAGACGACCTCTCTTGAACCTAAAGACGGTCGTATATTCATGATAGGAATCAAAACCAATAAAGGATTCCAAAGAGTTATTGAATGTGCTGACGAAGACCAAGAAAGAAGAGGTATTGTAGAATTTTTTAGAATTATAGATGAATTAAAACCATCAATTATTGGTGGATATAACTCTTTTAACTTTGACTGGTTTTGGATATTCGAAAGATGTAAGGCTCTAAATTTAGACATTAAAAAGATATCAAAATCACTAAACCCATCAAGGCCAATCTCTCAAAAGGATGGTATGTTAAAACTTGCTAACGAGGTTGAGAGATTTGTTCAAACAGGGTTATGGGGGTATAACATCATCGACATCATTCACTCTGTCCGTAGAGCTCAAGCAATTAACTCAAGTATTAAATCAGCGGGTTTGAAATATATAACTCAATACATTAACGCTGAAGCGCCTGACCGTGTATACATCCCCCATGAAGAAATTGGTTCTATGTATGCCAATAAAGAAGAGTTTTGGTTAAACGTAACTAATGGGAAATACAAGAGGGCGGATAAACCTGAGTTTAATAATTTAGACACTCGTTTTCCTGGCACCTACATTAAAGTTACAGGTGATAATATAGTTGAGCGTTATCTTGACGATGACTTAGAGGAAACGTTAACTGTCGATGATGAGTTCAATCAGGGAACGTTTCTATTAGCATCAATGGTACCTACAACATATGAAAGAGTATCAACAATGGGTACCGCAACATTATGGAAAATGTTGATGTTAGCTTGGTCTCATAAATACAAATTAGCAATCCCAAAAAAACAAGAAAAGACAGAATTTGTTGGTGGTTTATCAAGACTACTTAAAGTAGGGTATTCAAGAAACGTATTAAAACTTGACTACTCTTCTCTATATCCATCAATTCAGTTAGTACATGACGTATTCCCTGAATGTGATGTTAGAGGGGCGATGAAAGGAATGTTATCTTATTTCCGTAATGCTCGTATTATGTATAAAAACTTGGCGTCAGAATTTTATGATGTGGATAAAAAGAAATCATTATCTTATGACCGTAAACAATTACCGATTAAGATTTTTATTAACTCAATGTTTGGCGCGTTATCCGCACCTCAAGTATTTGCGTGGGGTGATATGTATATGGGGGAACAAATTACCTGTACAGGTAGACAATATCTTCGTCAGATGATTAAGTTTTTTATTAAAAAAGGTTATACTCCACTTGTAATGGATACTGACGGTGTCAACTTTGCTAAACCTGAGGGGTGGGAAAATAGACGTTATATTGGTAAAGGTCTTAACTGGAAAGTTAAAGAAGGTAAGGAATACACTGGTGATGATTCGGACGTTGCAGAATTTAACGATTTATTCATGAGAGGTGAAATGGCTTTAGATACTGATGGTACTTGGCCGTCATGTATTAACTTGGCTCGTAAGAACTATGCTGTTATGGAGTCAAGCGGTAAAGTTAAATTAACTGGTAATACAATTAAATCTAAAAAATTACCACTATACATTGAGGACTTTTTAGATAAAGGGGTTAAACAATTACTTGAGGGTAAAGGTCAAGAATTTGTTGAGTGGTACTACGAGTATGTTCAGAAAATATTTAATTTAGAAATTCCTTTAATGAAAATTGCCCAAAGAGCTAAAGTTAAATTATCTTTAGATGATTATAAAAAACGTTGTACTCAAAAAACCAAAGCCGGCTCATTAATGAGTAGAATGGCTCATATGGAGTTAGCCATCAAACATAATCTAAACATTCAGTTAGGTGATGTTATTTATTATGTAAATAACGGATTAAGAGCTTCTCATGGTGATGTTCAAAAAATTACTAAAGCTAACTATACTAAAAAAGAATTAGATTTATTTTCCCAAGAAAATGGTAAAGAACCTGAGAATAAAAGTACCTCAATAATACAACTTAATTGTTATATGTTAGAACCAACTGAGATTGAGAATAATCCAAACATGAAAGGTGAATATAACATACAAAGAGCCATAACAACCTTTAATAAAAGAATTGCTCCCCTATTAGTAGTATTCAAAGAAGAAGTTAGAAACGGATTAATTGTAAACAATCCTGAAGACCGTGGTTTTTTTACTAAGGGACAATGTGAATTAATTAATGGAGTACCATTTAAAGAGGGTGACCAAGATACCTTAGAGGAAGTGTTAACTTTATCTGATGGTGAAGTTAAATATTGGGATAAAAGAGGAATGAGCCCTGATTATATATATGAATTAGCTTCTGAAGGATGGGAAAAGTTTATAAATTAACTTAACTTTAATCCATCAGAGGATATAATGTACCAAACATCGTCCATCATAAGAAATTCAACACAAGCACCTTTATCGATTAAAATTTCGTCATAGTACTCGTCAATTTTATTTTTACTAGGAACAATTAATACTTTTGTTAATGTTTTAATAACAATATATTCTGTAGTGTCTGAGTTTAAAGTTATTTTTGATTGTTCAACATCTTTAACTAATATAAACTCTTCACCATTAGTACTATAATTAGGTTCTCTGACAACTAATCTAAGTTCGGGGTTTTGAGACATACTAACGGGCGGTTGAGTTTCTCTACCCCCAACAAATATTTTATCCCCAATTTGTTTTCTACCAAAATTTTTTCTTATTGTCATATTAGATTACATATATTTGTCTTGGCATTGCTCTAAACTTAAGTGATTTGTTTAAATTCTCCGCCAAAAGAGCTTCACGCTCCATTACTTTATCAGGTTTTAATCTGGCTAAAGTACCCTCAACACCAATTAATTCCTCTACTAATTTAAGTTTTTCGTCTTTACCTTCAGTTAATAAACTAGTATAATCCATTGTTAATTCACTATCAGGTGTTTTAATGTTACCACTAAATTTACCTCTAACTCTACCTAAAGTTTCTTTACAAGTTGCGATGAAATATCTTCTAACCCATTGTTTTGCGGGGTTATTTAATTCGGGCCAAGAGAACTTATCTAAAGGAACATCTGAAGGCATTTTAATAATGTCAGGATTATTTTTTAAACATTTGTCTCTATCTTCAGGACCAACATCATAATACCAATACCATACTTTACCCCTATTTAAATTTCTATTACCAAAATCAAATTTACCACCAGGTGTATTCATTAAATGAATTGCTTTTTTACCTTCAGGTAACGCGGTTATTGTATAGGTTAAATCTCCTGATATAATTCTTCTTTGAATATTAATTTCTTGCATTCTTAATAACATATCAAATGCTGGCATCATAAAATATGACCCCGTATTACCCATTTGTGAAAAACCACCAGGTCCACCAATTCCACCACCGCCTAAACCTCCAAATGAAAAAGCATCAAAATATACACCATTTAAGTCTGATGGTGTAAACCATAATAACTCGTTAATCTCTCTATGTGCGGGTATTTCGTAAATTTGTTGATTAGGTTCTAATTGTATATAGTCTTTTTTAAGGACCCAATCACCACCAGCTTGTAATCCAACAATTTTAGAATAGGCGTAAGTATATCTTGTTTCAAAGTCTAATGTCTTTGTAACAAAGGCTCTTGATAAAGATTGTGTGTCTAAGTTTAATCCCCATAGATTTGACCACTGAGATTCAATTAACCAATTTTGTACGTATTGAGAATAGTCGTCAATTGCGAATTCCAATAACGTATCCATTTGTTCGTCCTCTAATTCAACCGAACGTAGAGGTGCCCCAAGTAAATGTCTTACTTTAGTATATAATGGGCTTCTTTCATTTTCTGGTATTATTGCCATGTTTTTCGTTTCTATATAAATATCAATTTAGTCGGTAAATTAAATTAGATTCCGGGAAAACATATTGACCCCCGATTATCTTAGTATTTTTATTACTAAAAACTAACACTTCTTTATTATTTTTTGTAAATATTAACCAATCAGTTGAATATTTTTTAACATTTGCGGAACCTGAGACATGAATTTCACCATCAACATTTTTTATATAGGTGAACGGTTTAACCTGACTTGTTAATTTAACGCCATCAACTATGATTTCACAGTCAATACCATCAATCATATCTTCTTTACTTCCTAATTTACCAACAGAAATAACGTTATCATCACCAAATTTTTTCTTAAGAATCTTAACTGTTTCATCCTCTCTTTTTTGTCCCCAACTATTAGTTTGAGTTAAAATTTTCATTAAGTTTTGAAATGTTGAGGAATTTTGAGAAAAAATTCTGAACTTATAATCATCTAGTACTTTAACAAGTTTTTTAACTTCACTAATTTGTTCAGATGGTGTTAGGCCAATCATTTTAATTTCAGGTTTATCTTGTTTTTTAAGTACTTGGTTAATATCGTTTAGTAGAACACAGAAACAACTATAATTTGTGTTTAATTTGTTAATTACTGAACGTCCGTCACTTTCTAAATTATAAACTCCTGACATCTCACCAGGGGCAAATTCGTTATTTTCATAAAAGTTTTCAGGAAAGACTTCTTTCATCATTTTATTAACACTCATTTTAAAGATTTCTTTAACTTTTGGGTTGATATTAAATATAAATCTAATCGCCTCGTTAGTATCTCTACCACATCTTTCAGATTTACCTTCAGAGATAACTGTTTTTAACATAAGACTTTCATTTAATTTAGATTCAACCTTTAATTGGTAAAGTTTGTTTACAAATTCCCAATTAACACATTTCCAAAAGTTTTTAATATAGTCATCTTTTTTGTTTCTATATTTCAAATAGTAAGCATGTTCCCATAAATCTAATCCAAGTATTGGATAACCACCATCTTCAACAACGTTCATTAAAGGATTGTCTTGATTTGCTGTGGACACAATTTTTAATTTATTAGTCTTTGTTAAAACTAACCAAACCCATCCCGAACCAAATCGTTCTTTTGCAACTTCCTCAAATTTAATTCTAAATGAATTATAACTTTTGAAGTCTTTATTAATTTGAGTTAAAACTTCACCGTGAGGTTTTTGAGTTTCAGGAGTTAACATTTTCCAAAATAACGCGTGGTTAAAAGCACCACCTGCGTTATTTCTAATGTTTTTATCAAATCTACTTATTGATTTTATAATTTCTTCTAACTCTAAATCCCCATATTTTTTTTTACTAAGAGCAGAATTTAATTTATCAACATAACCTTTATAATGTTTATTATAATGGTAGTTCATAGTTTCTGAGTCAATAAATTGTTTCAGGGCTGAGTAGGCGTATGGTAATCGTTCGATTCCAATTCTTTTCATTTCGTTTAAGAAAAGTTTTTGATTCTCATTTTTTTCAACCGTTTTAATTTTTTCGGTTATGAGGTCAATTTTTTTTTCAATATTTTTCATAAGGCTTATTTTATTATTATAAATAAGCGGAAGTTTCAAATTATCTGCGATTGTTTATTCTATTCATCACTTCTTCAATAAAGTCGGCTTTATCTAAATTGTCACCCATAACGGTTTCAAATATATTTTTCTTCTTTATTAAAATGTCATAAATTGCTCCCTCAATAGTATTTTCAAATATTGGGTAATAAACTGATACATTAGATTTTTGACCGTATCTGTACGCTCTATCTTCCGCTTGTGTGTGGTCTGATGGAACAAAAGATAAATCATTCATGATTACGGCCTCAGCGGCGGTTAAGGTTAACCCAACACCTGCGGCTTTTAAGTTACCAACAAAAACTGTAATCTTTTCATTATCCTGAAATTGGTCAACTGCGTGTTGTCTCATAGATTTAGAGGTTGACCCATCTAATCTAACCGCCTGTTTACCAAAATGGTCGGCAATTTTATTTAATGTATTTGTGAAATTAGTAAAAATAATAACCTTTTTTCCTTGGTCAATTATATTCTGAACTAATTCAATCGTATCGTTAATTTTTTCTTCCGCAATGACTTGTCTAACTTTCATTAACTTACTAAATTGTACCGTTAACGATGAAGATTCGTCTGTTTTATTTTCATACCAATCATAGTACTCTCCCATTAAGCCTTCATATAATTTAGATTTAAGTCTTAGGTAGACTGGCGATATTATTTTGTCAGGTAAATCAAGTACCTCAGTTTTTAAACGTCGTAATACTTGTCTTGAGGTTCGGTCTCTTAATTCCTCTAAGTTAGATGCCCCCGTAACATTCCAAACTTTTCTATTTCCCGCTTTAAATTGGTAACCTTGACAATACCTAATGGCATATGCCATCCAATTCTGAGCTACGGGACTCTCAATGAGTGATAACAAGTTAAAATAATTCATTGGTCTTGATGTCATTGGTGTTCCCGTTAACAACCAAAGTTTATCAACACTTTTAACAAAACTATTAACTAATTTAGTTCTTTGTGCTTGACCGTTTTGTAAATAATGGGCCTCATCAATAATGATTATACCAAAATTACTTTTATATATTTCAGATTTTTCTTTATCTTTTAAATCGTAAAAATTTTTAAGAATATCGTAATTAACAATTACAAAATCGTGTTCTTGGGAGAAGTTTTTACCTTCGGCAATATAAACACTCCTATCTGTGTAGTTTTCAATCTCTCTTAGCCAATTTATTTTTAAAGAAGCGGGACAAATAATTAATATTTTCTTAACACCTGTTTCTAAAGCGGCAATAATGGTGGAAGTTGTTTTACCTAAACCCATATCATCTGCGAGAATAAATCTTTTAGCCCCGGCAAGTTTCTCAATGGCAATTTTTTGATGTTCTAATGGAGGTCTGTGAGAGTACTTTGAATAATCCACCTCAACATTTTTAATTGTGTGTGTCTTAATTAAAGCTCCTTTAGGTAACCAAAACTCGTGTATAGTTTCCCCCGATAACACTTTTCCCCAAACATGATAGGCTTTCTCTTTCTCAACCAATAACTTCTCAACCCAAACTTGTTCAGGTATTGTAGTTAATAATTTTTCGTCAGCAATTTTTTTGGCAAAGTAAGGGTCAAGGTCAACCCATTTTTTTCCAACTTTAGGTGTTACATCGTAATAATTAATAATATAATCAGATTGGGCTCTTGTGGGATAAAATTTCTTATTAGATTCTTTTTGAGTTTTTAATTTTAGGATATAGTTATTTGCACCTGAATAAGTTTCAAGTAACTCTAATGCTCTTCTCTCTAATAGAGGTTTGTTATTTTCTATATTATTTTCCAAAAGATTTGGTTTGAGTTAAAAATAAGTAATCTTTTAATATTTATCAATATGTCAACTAATAAAGTACCAATTACTCGAATAGGGAAATTCTTTGGAGATGAAGATTTCAATTTAGACCTTTCAATAGGGGAGGAATGGTTATATGGTGATATGAACTTCACATTAGTTCTTTATCGTATTGATAGACTGAAAACAAAAACCGATGATGTTTATGGTGAAACTGTTAGTGATGGTATTAAATTTTTACCACCAATAGAGTTTAAAGGGTATGTTCAAATTATGGCACCTGAAAATAAATATTTAGGTAATTCAAAAATAGAACAATTTGAGCCGGGTAATATTAAAGTGTCAGTTTACCAAAGACAATTGGATGAGTTAGGTGTTGATATTAGTTATGGTGACTATATTGGTTACTATGAAACAGAAGATAGAGTTAGATATTATACCGTAAATAATGACGGAAGAGTCATCTCAGATAATAAACACACGTATGCAGGGTTTAAACCGTTTTATAGAACTATTATGGCGTCAGCGGTTACTAATAACGAATTTAGAGGTTTATAATGAAAATAATAATAACAGAATCTCAAGTGGCATTAATAAGAAGGTTAACTGAGTTAGAACACTATCTTGATATGGCTATTAAAGAATTAAATGAGGATATAAAAAGTGGAAGTCCAGGTAATAGACCTGATAATTTTGGTGTTTACGAAGGGTGGGTAATGAATAGAACTAAACGGTATTTTGAAAATAATAATCCAAATCTTGAATGGCTAAGTCACGATTTTAAGATGTTAGTATCAGGACAATTTAATAATAAAATTAGAAAAGGTTTTAATCAAGTTAAAAATAGAAGATGAAAATACTAATTACAGAAACACAGGACCATGATAATTCTGAGGATAAGTTTAAAGGTGAAAGAGTTATGGTTTATTATAATTTACACAAACATACTTTTTCTGTGTCGTATAAATCAAAAGTTATTTTACATGCCGATTACGTTAAATTAAAAGATGTTGAGTTTAGAGTTAGAAAGGCTGGTAAAGAACGAGTTAGACGTGAAATGGTAAAAAATGTTCACGCATTTGTTATTGGTGATTTAGTTGATTATTGTCAGTCGCCATGTAAAAATATTCCTAAAGAACCAACGGATAATGTAATAACGTATAACCCTTACAAGTATGATAGTTTTGTATATAAATCGAATAAAAACCCAATATACAAAACAAAAGAAATTGATATGATTAATTTAAAAAACAAATTATTCGTAATAAAAAAAATAAAAAAACATTAAAATGCCATTACCTAAAATTAAAAAAAACATTCCTTTGACACAGTCAAAAACTCTTTTACCTAGAAGACAGGAATTGGTTGATAAGATTAATAGGGATGGTACCTATCTCCCTAAATCAATATTACATGCCGACTTGGACGGTGGGTTTTTAAATTTTGTTAAAACAGATTTAAAAACTGTTGTTGACGGAAAGGTAATACCTATGGTTGATATTTTAGTTACAACTCAGAATTGGTCTCAATTCACGGAAACTTGGAACATTCAAAATATTGATAAAAATGTCGAGCCCCCATTCATAACAGTTGTTCGTATTCCTGAAGTTAAGTTTGGAACTAATCCCGCAACACTATACAATATTCCTAATAGAAAACAATATTTCTACGCACAAGTACCTACTTGGGACGGACAAAGACACGGAGCGGACATTTATAAAATACCACAACCTGTACCTGTTGATATAACATATAATGTTAAGATAGTATGTAATAGAATGAGAGAACTAAACAGTTTCAATAAAAATGTAATTGAGATGTTTGCGTCAAAACAAGCCTATACTGTGATTAAAGGACATTATATTCCAATAGTAATGGGTAATATTAGTGATGAATCGGTATTTGATTTGGAAAAAAGAAAATATTATGTACAAAGTTATGAATTTATATTACTTGGTTTTTTAATTGATGAAGATGAGTTTGAAGTTTCTCCAGCAATTTCAAGAGTATTACAAGTTGTTGAGTTTGAAACACAGACAACAAGAAAACAACCAAAAAAACTTTCAAACCCCGCAAGTACAACTTTAGATGTTTTATTTGTCGTTGGAAATAATATTATTACACAAATTTTTGATTATACTGTTGACCTAAATTTAGGTGAAACCGATAATGTTGAATCGTTTGAGGTGTACATTAATAACGACTATTATGGCTCTGATATTGAACAAATTCAAATAAACACTAACGACACTCTTAAATTAATTATTGTTAAAAATGATGACACAAAAGACAGTATAATTAAGCTCAATAATCTATTGGTTTAATTCTCTCCGTATATATCGGGTTTTCCTTTACATTTCTCAACAATAAGTCTTTCTAAGAAACGATACATCTTTATCCCTCTTTTTTCACAATAGGTCTTTAAGATATCATGAGCTTCAATCGATATCTTTAAATTCTTTATTTTTTTTTCGTTGTTATCCATGGTAGAAAAAAGGCAGAATTTATTCTCCCTAATAATAAATACTTATAGGAAAGTAAAGTGTTTTGGTTTTTTTTATAATATTTATCAATAAAATAAATTAATTAAGAAAACACAAGACTAATGGCAACAAACAGTAAAGTATTTGTATCACCTGGAGTGTATACTTCTGAAGTCGATTTAAGTTTCGTAGCACAGAGTGTAGGGGTTACTACACTAGGTATTGTAGGGGAGACATTAAAAGGTCCAGCCTTCGAACCTATTTTTATTACAAACTTCGACGAATTCTCAACTTACTTTGGGGGAAGTTCTCCCGAAAAATTCATAAATACTCAAATACCAAAATATGAAGCGGCGTATATCGCTAAATCTTATTTACAACAATCTAACCAATTGTTTGTTACAAGAATATTAGGTTTATCAGGGTATGATGCGGGTCCATCATGGACAATAACAACTAAAGCAAACGTAGACCCAGCAACAGTAGATTTCTATTGTGAAAGTGCTACTACGGTTAACTGTATTGACACATGTGTTGATTATAAAGTAGTTGACTTTGCAATTGATTTCTCAGGTTGTAATAACAGTTTTGGTTCAATATCATTTATTAACCCAACACAAATTCCGGCAGAAATTGCTGAAAAATTAGACATTCCTTACGAATTGTTTGATGGAAGTTTATCAACTGTTCGTACAAACATGACTAACCAAATTTTTGATATTCTAAACGAACCGTCTTCAGAAAACACCTCTATTTATTATTACGGACCAATTTCAGGAGAAACTTACGAAGCGTTTAGTCCTATCTTTACTGCAGAAACAAATGTATATGGTGTTAATAATGTTGACGCTAACCTTATTGATTACGCGGCACCAGAAAATGACCCTTGGTATTATAGTTTATTTGATAATCTTGGTAGTGCGGCATATAGTGGATATTCATTTTGGTCTATTGTCACAGGTTTGACTTTAACACCACCTGTTATAACAACGACAACAACATTACCAGGAACAACAACAACAACAACAACAAATCCTTGTATTACACCAACCCCAATATCAACAACAACTACAACAACTGCTGCACCTGTTAATTGTTATACAGGAACTTTAATTGGTAGAATTTATGTGTTTTCAGGAACTGCGTTTACTGATTATGATGATTTAGTAATTGCAACACTTCGTTCAAGAGGTTTGGCGACATACTCAACAGATGATGGACCTGTTTATGAGGTTAGCGGATTAACAGATGTTACTATGGATTGTTTAGGTGCATATTCAGGTGTAACTAAAAATCCATACGCAACATTTGGTATTAATATTACAAATAAAGATGGTAACACGTATTTCTTTGAAACATCATTCCAAAATTCTGACCCTAAGTATTTACCAAAAGTATTTGGTTCATCTAACTTTGCAAAACCAAGAACAGTAGTTCCTTTATTTGTTGAAGAAAGATTCCAAGCTTTATTAAACTACGGATGGAGAAAAGGGTTTATTAGAGGTTTAAGTTGTAACTTAACAGCTTTACCTAACGCAAGACAAGGTTCTGACCCTACATCAATCGCTTGGTATTTAGAACAATATCAATCACCAACATCACCGTGGGTAGTATCGGAATTAAGAGGTAACAAAGTTTACAACTTATTTAAATTTACAACAATTGCTGATGGTGAGGCGGCTAACACGGAGGTTAAAATTTCAATAGCAAATATTTCATTTAACAATGGAACATTTGACGTATTAGTTAGAGATTTCTTTGATTCGGACTCAAGTCCAGTTGTTATTGAAAAATTCACTAACTGTAATATGGACCCTAATGATAATGCGTTCATTGCGAAGAAAATTGG